ACTAATTCGTTTTGGTGTATTTTTACGAACATATGATGAACTTGAACCATGCTCTTTATTAATAAAAATTCGTCTAAAAAAGTACTTATTTCTACCACCTATATTTGCACCTGATAGAATGCCATCTAATTTTGAAGTTAATTCAGTATAGTTTGGTAGATAATAACCAAAAGCCTCAGATGCGGATGTTATTTTTTCATAAGCATCTTCTGTTAAACTAAGTCCTTCACTGTGCTTGGCTCCTTTGTCTCCAGTATTTGACAAATCTTTATTACTACCATTAAGATCTACTCTAAAATTTCTCCAGTAATAATTTAAGTATTGCATTATTAATAACGTAATAGGATTATCACGTGTATCATAAAACGTAATAGTTACCGGTGAAAATTGAAGACCTGTTTGTACAATTCTTTTTCTGTTATATTGATTCAATAATGTATTATCAATTGACGTTTGTGGTAATTGTACAGATTGAGGAACAAGAACTGCTCGTTTTAAAAGTGAATTTATATCTTGAAATTTATTTGGGTCTGGGGGGTCTGAACCAAATAGTGCTTCGTCTCCCCATGCTTTTGCATCTTCCCAAAGTGAAGTCTCTTCTTCTGCTTTAGGGTTATCTGAATTACTAGCACCTTCATTAGGATAAACTTCAAGACCCAAAGTCCACTGATATGATTTCCTGGGTAGAGCAGTCGCAGAGGTTCCAGATGGGACCATATTTTCAAAACTTTGATCTGCGTAATTGCCCAGAATCTTACCTAAGAATGCCATGCATTAACCCCTATATAAAGTTTATATTAAGATGTTGCAGAGCTATTAGATTGTAGTACTGGTAATGAATGGCCAGTTAATGTGTTTATATCGTTGCCGTCCAATGTTCCCGCTTCATGACTTGCGTTGTCATATTGAATAGTTGTGCTAACTTGTTGAATTGCATTATTTGCATAATCCATTTCTCCATAATTAATACTACTAATAAAACAACCCGACATCTTCCATGACTCTAACACATTACTGTCTGAATCAAATGAATCACCATTTGTACCGTCTAGAGTTTCAATAACTGTTTGAAACTTATACTGAGCGCCTGAGGTTGGCGCACTTTGGGCATCATGGTCTAATTGAAGTTGGATTTGTTTATTGAGTGCGATAACTGATTCGTTGCTAATGTCATCTCTAAAAGTAACTGTAACAGTTTCCCATGTATGTTTACCAACCATGAAAATCTTACTGTTATAGACATCAACTTGAATCGGATCGTAGCTCAAATTCGGCTTACTTACTGACATTAATTGATTACTCAGTTTTATCGAATTTTCTCCGCTTCCACCTAAGTTAACAAATGTTACTCTAAATCTATACGCCAACTTAGGCATAATAACTGGAGTAACTGTATTACCTAATGGTACACCAAATTTCGTTAAATTTGCCATGTAATAATCTCCAACAAATCGTTTCTAGTATTTATTGGATTCTCCCAAAATGCATTAACCCGATGGTTTATCCACCGGGTTAATTAAGTTAAAATATTATAAAGTGCCTGTATTTACAACACGTATTGGAATATAAATGAATTCTGCGGCTTTTGCAGGTTCAATAGCAACATCAATGTATAATTCGTTGCGATCAATTCTACCAGCCGTGTTATTTGTAGTATCACAAACAACTGCGAAGTCAAATAATCCACGTTTTGCGTAAATGTCTGCTAAGAATCTCTCAACAGCATTTCTTGCATTTGCACGAGTTAATTCATCATTTGGCTCAAAAGCAAATGGTCTTGCTAGTGACTCGAGTCTTTCTCTGATATAAACTACAAGTCTCGCAACATTAACTCTATCCAATGCACTTTCTGCAGGACTTAATGTTTTCTGACCGAAAACAATTAAACCTTGTCCTGGGAAGTTAACGATTGGATTAACTTTGTTTGCATAAAGTGTGTCTCTTTGACCTTGGTTCAATGCTACTGCTACAAATTCGTTTTCATCGTCAATGTAGCCTACATTAGTTGCATTGGAAACAACACCTCTTGTTAAACCTGCTGGTGCAAACCACGGAAATGCAATTTGGTCATTAACAGCATAAGTTCTAAGTGCAATATGACTTGGAGGAACAACAACTGTTGAACCATCGGTATTTGTTGAATACCCTGGGGGGTAGTAAACTGCCATTTTACTATCTTTAGTAATAAGGGCATCTTCACCGTTTTCACTTCCACCAGTTCCTGCCATATATGCAGTTACCCCTGTTGGTGCTAATCTAAATGGTGTATCTATAACACAGAATGCAGTTTCTTTTCTATCTACACTCAATGCTAACATCTCGTCTGCACATTCTGGATAACCAGGAGATGCAATCAAGTTATATGTTAATGTTTCAGCTCTTAAATTAGTTGCTACTAATGCCGCTTGCATCTTCTTAACAACTACTGCACGTTGAGCATTACGACCAAAATTACCTGCGCCGTTTGCTTTTGTACCACTTGCTGAACGCCATTTAAATGCACCCGCATTGGCCGCATTGTATTCTTTAACAACCAATCCTGAATGAATTAAGTTAACGGACAATGTACCACCTGGGTATAATACTGGATCTGGAGCATTACTATCTACACCAGTTGCACCACCATTGTTAGTTTGGTCAGCCGCTGTTGATGTTAAGTCAGCAAATACAACACCATTTGGTGTGCTTTGATCTGTATTATCTCTAGTTACCCATACATTGCTTACATACTCTTTAATTAATGGAAAACTATCTAGGTCTGTTGTATCAACCCAAACATCTCCTCCTGCTGGAGCAGACGGTGCAGATGTTCCAAATTTTGAAACTGCTTGTGGCACCCATCGTCCTGCAGATTGTTTATATAAGTCTAATGTAATGTTACCATCATACCACAATGTACCATCTGGGTTTGTACCCGGTGCACCTGTGGAGGATGCAGACAATTCATTTGCACTAGGACCAGTTGTAATAGCCTGACTGGCTGCTGAAATTCCATCAAATGAACGTAATGCAAAACTTGCTTCTTCTGGAACTACTCTAGCATAAATTGATCCACTTGTTGGCATACCACCACCAAGTACTGAAGCACTTACACCACCTGTTAAGGCTGTATCTGGTGTTCCACCTAATGTTACTGCTACAACTTTTCCTGCTTCAATTTCAGCAGTTGCAGTTCTGTTAGTTACTCCACCACCACTAAGTGTGATTGTTGGAACGGCAACATAACCACTGCCTGGATCAACAATAGTAAACGATGCAACATCGGAAATATTGTTTGTTGCGGTTGCTGTAGCACCTGTACCATTACCACCACTAACTGTAATGGTTGGTATATTTACATATCCTGTTCCGCCTGTTGTAACTGTAATACCACTTACAAAACTGTTAATAACAGCCGTTGCAGTTGCAGGAGTTGTTGGATTACCACCTGATACTGAAACTGTTGGAATGGATGTATAACCCGTTCCACCAGCACCTATTGTAATGCTACTAAGAACAACATTAATACCGGCCGTTGCAGTTGCTTGTGAACTTGCACCGCCGCCACTTAATGTTACTGTTGGTGTTGCTGTAAAACCTGTTCCGGCATTAACAATCGTAAATCCTGTAACACTTGCACTAATTGTACCTGTTGCACTTGCTGGTACTGTTTGACCACCACCTGTGAAACTGATTGTTGGTGCACTCGTGTAACCTGAACCTTTATTATTAGGATCAACTGTTACACTTGATAATGGGCCTTTGATTGCGGCAATAACTTGAGCCGATACATCAGCACCACCACCTGTTAGTGTTACTGTTGGCGTATTCTGATAATTTGAGCCACCATTAAGAACTGAAACGCCAGTAACCTTACCATTAATTTTTGCTTCGGCAGTAGCATCATTATTGCCACCCAAAATACTAACCGAAATATTTCTAGCATCAGTATAACCTGAACCTGATTGTGATACTGTAACACTATCTAATACACCAGTAATTGTTGCGTAAGCACTTGCACTGGTATTACCAACCAACTGAACTGTTGGAGTTTGGTTGTATCCTGAACCTGCGGCTGATACGTTAAATGAAGCAATAGCACCAATAATATTTGCAGTAGCCGCACCATCTGTAGTAAGGGTATCACTACCATGTCTTACAATTTGTACGGTTGGTACTGTTTGGTAATTATTACCTGGTGAACTTACTGTAATACTTGTCAATTCACCTTCATATGACGAACCTGCTACAACGCCGGCACCACCCGATGTGTAAACAAAGCCAATTGCTGGTTTACCATCTTGATATGTACCACCACTATCATTATCAAGTTCAATTTTATATACAAAGTTATCACTTGTAATATTAAATGTAGCATAATTACTTGGATTTGTATTACCACCATTATTAACATGTTCCATTGTAACATTTACGTTTGTATCTAATGCACCTGGACTTGTTAATTGATTGCTACCATCAATACTAATATCTGATGCAACAACTCTACCACTACCAGTTGTTAATGTTTGGTTGTTAGTTAATGATATACTTGTAATTGCACCATTAATATCAACGGTTGCTGTACCACTTGCAGTGGTGTTAAGTTGTAAGTCTGGAGCGGCAACGGTTGCACTAGGTGCTTCACCATAGCCTGCGCCTGCTGTATCAACTGTTATTGAACTTAAGAAACCATTTAATGTTCCAGTTACGGTCGCGTCTGTATCACCACCCACTCTTACCGGATCATTTGCTCTATCTGTATATGTTACCGCAAATGCTACTGGATGTTGATAACCTGTATCGTTTGCTGGATCAACATCACCTTTATTTGTAACAACAATGTCTGTAATAGTACCACTTACTTCTGGTGTTGCAGTTGCAAGTTGAAAATTAGCATTTCCTGTACCACCTGTAATTACTGCGGCAATATTGTTTAATACTGTACCAGTATATGTTGGCAATGGATAACCTGAACCTTGAGCTGTAACTGTAACGGATAAAATACCATCTGTTAATGCAACTGTACTTGTTGGTGACGCAACTGCTGGTGTATAACCATCACTACCAGTATATGTCATAACAAGTGCATCAAGATTTGCTACGTTTGTTGCACTTAATACCATGTTAGGTATACTAATATATTCAGCACCGCGGGCAAATCCATTATTTGCTTCGTCAAATACAATACCACTAATTGCCCTACTTAAATGGGCCGTTGCAGTTGCATTATCTGAACCACTTGTTAATGTACCGTTGATTGCTACTGTTGGTGCAACAGTCATTGCCGAACCTCTTGTAACAATATCAATACCAGTTACCTCGTCACCATTTGCTGAAACAACAACTATAACAGGCCGTGACGTATAGGCTGTTGCTGAGTTTGGATCAGCAAGTACTATTGCTGTAATTGCATTATTTGTAACTGTCGCAGTTGCAATACCTGTGTTAGTAGCAACTGTAACTGATGGTGTTACACTATAATATTGTCCGGCTGCCGTAACTGCAATACTGTCTAAAATACCCGAAATTGCGGTTGTTGCGGCAAAACTTGAACCATTACCACCTGTTAAAGAAATTGCTGGATTATCACTATAACCTGTACCTGCATTTGTTACATCAATTGCGGCAACTGCACCTTCAAGTATTAAATCAAATTGTGCGGCCGAAGCGGCACCACCATCGTTTGTAATTGTGATAGTTGGTGTTCTCCAGTAACCTGCGCCTTCATTTGATAGCACAACGGCTTTAATAACACCACCAACAACTGTTACACTAGAAACAGTCATTTGTGTTCCGCCACCTTCATCTGGTGCGGAAATTGTAAGTGTTGTACCTGCGCCGTAACCAGTACCACCATTAGTAATTAATAAACCATTACTTGTTGTATAGCTCTCACCATTAACAAATGTACCTGATAATGCGGCACCATTAAGTTTAACTTCACCAACTGCTTGTATTGTTCCAGCACCACTACTTGGACCACTTGAATTTAAGTTTGCAATGTCTGGAGCACCTAATACTACTGCTGGTTCACTAGAAACTACCGCCGCTGTCGATGAGTTACCTTGTGTTGAATGTGTATAATGTGAAGTAACTCTATATGCTGAACCGCCGTTACTTACAGTAACACCAGTAATTGCACCGTTTAAGAATGCATTAGCGGTTGCACCAGCACCATAACCAAGTCTTGCTGTAGCAGTTGGAACAACTGCATTTGTATCACCACCATCAGCAGTGAATGCAACTGTAACGGGTTGACCATTATCATAATTACTACCGTTATTTGTTACTTCAACATGCTCTAATACACCAGTAAATGTAACGTCAGCATCACCTTGATATGTGGCGCCACCGGCTTGACCGCCTGTGAACGAAACTGTTACTTCACTAGCAGTAATAGCATTTTTAAAACCATGGCCTAATGCTGTAAGAACTACATCATCTAAAACTTTTGTAAATGTTACTGTACCAGTAGCAGGAGTCGAACCACCTGAAACTTGAACTGTTACAGCACCACCTGTATTATAACCTTTACCAGGATTTGTTATGTTAACGGCTTCAACGTATCTGTTAATTGAAACAGTTGAAGCAAAGTTTGTACCAGTTGCGTTAGCACCTGTTGCTGCTACTGCTACGTTATCTGGATCAATATATCCTGTTCCACCTACACTAATAGCGGCCGTTTCAATATCACCTTTAATAATTGATGATGCGGCGGCACCAACTGATGGATTGTCGCCTGCGGCTGGAACAATAGTAATTGATGGAGGACTACTAAAACCACGTCCTCGTTGAGCCACATTAACTGCACTAACTGGACCTTGGACTGTTGCTGATAAGGCTGATGGAACATTATCACCACCACCAGCACCAAATGCAACTGATCCTGTACCTGGATTAACTTCTAATTGTAAACTTGGAGCTCTTTGATAACCGGAACCACCAGTTGTAACTGTAACACCAGTAACTGTTCGCCCTAAATGAGCTTTTGCAGTAGCCGCAATTTCAGCAACACCACCTGCTGGTGGAGTAATTTCAACAGTTGGTAATGTTATTGCAAAACCACCACCACCATCTGTTACTGTAATTGCACCGATTGGAGCCTTAATAACTGTATTAACTGTAGCACCTGCGCCAATATTGTCGCCTGCACCACGAACAATCGTTACAGTTGGTTTATATTCGTATGCACCTTTTGTATCGACTGTTACTGAATCTAAAACTGCATCAAGTTTTGCTTCAACAACTGCCGCACTAATAATTTCATCACCTAATGCTGGGTTGATAACAACTGTTGGAGGAGCAGTATAACCTGAACCTGCATCCTGCACAACAACTGATGCAACACCACCAACAATATTACCAGTTGCTACTGCACCTGATCCTGCTGGACTTGTGATTGTAATAGTTGGCGCCGAGGCAAAGCCTGTGCCTTGATTTGTAATATCAAAAGAAATAATACCACCTTCTACGTTTGCTTGAGCACTTGCCGATTGGTTAGTACCAGCAAGAGTAACTGTTGGTGGATATTGATAATTTGTACCTGAATTTGGGCCTGATGCTCCAACTGTAACATCTACTGATGTTACTGCACCATTCAGTACTGCGGTTGCTTGTGCATGACTTGACGAGCCACCACCTGAAATAATAACTGAAGGTACACTGGAATATTCACCAGCGTCAACCAAATTGACTGCATTTAAATAACCGGAAATATTTGCGGAAACTGTTGCACCACTTGCACCAGCACCACCACCAGCAATAGAAACAGTCGGTGCGGATGTGTATCCTGCACCTGTAGTAATTAAGTTTACTGATGTTAGTGTACCGTCCATAATTCCTGTTGCTGTAGCATTATTATTTCCGCCAACAATGGATATTGTTGGTGTGCTGGCATAGCCTGATCCGCCTGTATCAACTGTAATTGATGAAACATTACCATCAATTGCGGCTGATGCGGCTCCGCCTGAACCACCACCACCTGTGATTGTAACAGTAGGAACGGCCGTATACCCCGATCCACCATTAACAACTGTAATGTTGGAAACAACTGCATTTAATACTGGTTCAACTTTTGCTTTTGTACCATTGCCAAATTCACCTGGAGATGCCGCTTCAGCATCTGACGCATAAAATTTAACATTTTGATCAGTATAACTGCCAGTACTTGCAGAGAATTTTTTAATGCTTAAATCAGTTCCGTTTAATGGAGATGTTGTTTTAAACCAAATATCCCCTGTTTGTGGAGAATCAGGAACATTTGTATGTGGAAGGGCAAAAACATTGCCTGACATATTTGTTCTAGTAACTTTAACCCAACTGTTGTTGGACATTTTCTTGTAAACGCTCATTGAGCTCAGTGTAACACCCGCTTGATCAATAGTTACAATAGCATAAGCACCTAATGTTCCAAATGTACCATCTGGATATGAGGTTAATCCTGTGCCATTAACGTCAGTACTTTTAGGAAATAGTACTGTTTGTGCAACCCATGCGCCTGCTGAGTTAAGTTCGCTAATACCAACAACGGTATTAGTAGTATCGAACCATAAAGCACCACTTGCCGGTGCACCTGCTGGAGAAGTATTGCTGGCAGTCAATGCATTTAAATCTACATCTGCCCTAATAACTATTGTACGGTTTGCCGCACCTAAAAATGAATAAGCGGCTAAAAGCCCATATTCATTAACTTCTGAACCTTGTTGAACTGTCCCTGAAATTGTTTGAAACGAAGGACTTCCAAATGTGTTTGACAGTTCTCTTTGTGATGTAACAATATACGGTTTGTTAGCGTTTGTCTTCATTGTGCCTGTTGCTGTTGCGTCACCGGCCGCATTTAATTTATCTTGGCCAGTTGCAACTACAATAAGTGGAACAGTTCCGCCACCTGCTGAAACGTAAAAACTTTCATCAGTAACTGATACTGCCACTCCTGGGGATACTAGTGTTGCCATTCCTCAAATCTCCGAATTAGATAGTAAGTCGTAACGACTTATTTTCAGTATTTATTATAGCATGTGCTGAAACATGCTGTTATGGCAATGGAGTTATTTTGCGATAAATAGTAAAGACTGTCTTAGTTGGTCTAAGTTTCCAGTATTTTGAATAATATGATCAAACTTTGAAGTAATAAGCCAATCATATTCAGATGGGTGGGCTCCTAAATTAACTAAAAATGCTTCCTTTTCAGCCAAAGTTTTATTTTCCATTGTTAAAAATTCAGCATACCATTTAGGATTTTCTCGTTGTACATGCCATATTTCTCCGTTTAATTGTTGAATCAAGTCAACTTCATTTTTAAAACGAACATCAGTTATGACAATTTTTTTGTTATTTTCAAGTAAATGTTCAACTTTTCGCTCAACACAAGCAAGCCAAATATCTTTATGAAAATGATTACGCATTACGTCTGTTCCAACATATTGTAATGCATATCTAGGTGTAAATTCTTCAATATCTAATCGTTTACTCCACCAAGGATCTACTTTTTCTCTAAAATGTCTACTTAAATCTGTATTGCCTTCTAACATTGCTCGTGGCCAATTAAAAATTGCACTACAAGCATCTTTTAAAGAATCAGCAAAACTCACGGCAACATATTCCAAATCATCTATTAAGATTTGGCCAACAGTATTTTTACCTGATCCGATAAATCCAACTATACCAATTACTTTTGATTTCATATTTCTGGAAATAGACATTCATGAATAAATTTATGAACAGTTTCTTCACTGTCACAAAAATTACCCATTACCCGTGGAGTGTGAGGGTTTTGCTTCTGGTTAAAGCAATACCAATTTTGAGCCTTTGTATAATCACTTAATGGCTCATCTCTAAATATTAGTTCATCATTTGTATGTTCTAGTTCTGACAAATAATATACTAAAGTGTCTTGAGCAAGTTCAACAAAATTTATATAATCTGATTCATTTTTTGTTCTACTAACTGCTATCATACCAGGACTGAATATATTTTGTGCCCATTCCGGTAATTCTCGTGTATTTGACCATTCATATGGTTCTACTTTATTTTGAAACCACTGCATCATATAATGTTGGTCATCACCGGCTTTACTAAAATCATGAAATGCACCACTAACAATTTTTTTACCAGCAATAACATCTACACCAAAAATTGGTGCTGGATTATATACATGGGGGAATACACACAAATGAAACATGTATAAATCATCTGTTTGTACTGCATCTAAATGAGCTCTGCGATAAAATCCTGATTCAAATACATAATTGCGCCATGGCCAATCATGATAATCATCAACTGGTGACCCAGTAATTTTTAAATGACTTAGTAGTGCTTCTTCGCATTTAGCAAATGCGTCAAATATTGCTGTTGACATCTTTTTCTATGTCTTCAAATAATGCTGTAGCAAAATCAAAAACAACTTTTGCTTCGTTTGCTACTTCTTCTTGATCAAAACTTGCTATATAATCTCTAATAGTTTGTTTTAATTCATCTGTTGGTTTATTAAATTTATAATAATATCCTGGACCAGGCACTTTACTTGATATCATTTGCCCGCCACTCAAATCTCCCATGTATCGTACATATACATGACCAGCATGTTGAGCATCTGTTAAACCATTAGTAACATGTTCAACATATTTTTGTACACTTGGATATAATTCAAATTCATCTGGTGTAAAATATTCGATATCTTGCATAATTGCTTTTGTTCTAGCAACTTCTTTAATGGGAACGCCATAATTTGATTCTAATGCATCATAACAAGCATATTGATTAACCAAATATCTGTGATAAACAGATGGTTCAATCCTACCGGTTATCATCTGTTTTGCAAACCATTGTCTTTCAGCGTTTTTGTGTTGTTCCCAGGTGAGTTCTTTAAGTGTTTTTGACATATAAAGTTTATGGGTTAGCCTATTAATACTCCAAGACCTGAATTGCCAGCCGTATATGTTTTGAGTTCTTCTTCTAAGGCTTGCATTTCGGTTTGGGCTTCGGTTTTGATAGCATCACCGTTAAGTGTTGTACCACCTTGTGGACCTGTAATTTGTCCAAATTTTGACCGTGCTTGACCTAACATTAGTTTTGCTTCTGCTAATGCCCATTGTCTTAGCCACGGTCCTGTATAAGTGTCTTTAACCAATATATCATCAGGCATATAGTTGTATACATGTAAGTATACTTCTGTATCACTTTTAATACGTCGATTAATTATAATTGTATGATTGTGCCGTCTATATTGAAATATGTACTCATAACCCAACATCTTACCTAATGACTCTACAAACCCTGAATATAATTCAAAGGTTAATAGACCACTAGACCTTGCGTGATGTAACATGTACGTATTAAGATATCCTGCTTCAAAAGGTTCGAAGTTTGGACCTGTGTCCATTGACTGACCCGAACTGCGCCTGTAAATATCCCTAACATCGATAACGATATCCGGTAAAACGTATTCATTTTGGTTTTCATTTAAATTTAAAACCATAAATGATTCTTCAACCGCGGAATCAGACCGTTGACGGAATTTATCTAAGGCTTTCTGAACACTAAGTTCATAATGTTCAGGATCAAGCTCTACATCAACCATTCCTCCGCCAAGCATAAGTTCTACTTCTTTTGAAAGCTCTTGACGATTATTAGCCAATTGTTAATTCCTTAGTTGTCGTCTGTTTCTTCTTCTTCGTCCGAATCTTCTTCTTTTAGTTCGTCATCATCTGAATCTTCATCAGATGCTTCATCAACTTGCTCTTCGTCATCTTCTGTAACTTCATCAGTTTCTTCGGTTACTTCTTCGTCCACTTCTTCAGTTACCTGACGGTCTATCTCAGCATTAACGAGATCCATAACTTGCTCTTTAATACCATCAAGATTGTACTGTGAGGAAAATGTACCAAATGCTTCGGTGACTTCACGTCTAACCTTTACACTCGTATCATCATTTTTCTCATCAAGCAAATCAATATAAGACCTTAAAAGTTCTCCTGACATAATTCAACTCCTAAAATGTATTCTATATATAATACACCCATAATGGATGCGTTATTCTATTTATAAGTTTTTACAATAATCCAGTGCTGGTTCATTGCACCATTAAGTTTAATTGCTGTAGTTTTAATATTATTCTCAAAAAACTTAAGAGCTTTTGAACGTGAAATAAGTACGTTTTTTAGTTGCTCTTTTGGTTTTCTAAGTGTTTTTGCTACACTATTGGTTGGATTATAATTAAGAATTTTTTGTCCTTTAACATCTAATCCTGAAGTGTCATCAGCAATATACGCACCTAATTTGCGTGTCTTTTTATTATACACAAATGTTACTGTCGAGTCAACAATGTTTACTGGTAATTCTGAAACAACATTAACATTTACATCTTTTTCTGCAAATTTCATTTTAGCCGCTTTTTTCTCAGCACTTACTGGTTTCTTTTTACGTGGCTGACGTTTTTGCCTGCTCTCACCAATAATCATATCACAAGCATCAATAATATCTTGTAAAAAATTTGCATATCCTTCAAGTTGTTTTTTGCTATAACACGAATACCCTTCAACAAGATCTTCATCTGTTTTGTTGATAGCACTATTAATTTCAACTAACTCTTCTTCGTTGTCCCTTTTGATGATACGTACATGAGCCTGATTTGCTTCAGTCTCTCGCATAATATCTAAACAACTACGTTGTTGCATACCCATTACAAATGCGGTATTCTTTTCGAAATAGTAATCTTTAAGTATTTCGAATTCAGCCGCAACCTCACCACTTTGTTCTTTTACTCTGTCATATATGGAAGGCGCCGCTTGTTTAACTTTTGCTTTTTTCTCTCTTGTTTCTTTTTTATTTTCACCAATTATAAGCAAGTCTTTAACATACTCATTAGTATGTTCAATATATCGTTGTTCCAATCCAGCACCCAATGTAACCATTCGTGCTACCCAACATTTAGTTGGTAAAAGATCTCTATCTGAAATTGCTCTAAGTTTACTAAGTTCACTCTTTTCAAGAGTTAAAATTTGCTCTGCATAATCAATCAAATACTGTTTAGCAAGTTTTGGCGTACCAATATAAGCATAATAATTAAGTGCGGATGCCATTTTACTATGCAGACCTGATTCTTGTATGCCAGTATCTTGCCAGTCTGGTTCATAACCAATATGTTGGGCATCAACATCTGCCTGTGTTTTACGCTTCTTCTTTTTAGGTGCTTGCTTCAGTAAATTGCTTGTTTTTGCTCTAGCCATTATTTCTCCATTGAATGAAATTAATGAATTAACTTAACTTCAACTATTATACTACCTTTGACGAAAGAGTCAACCTTTTTGTTTTCGTGGTCCTCTTATAAAGGTTTCATTATAGTGACATCGTGGGCATAATTGCCCGGCACCGTCAATGTAACCAATTCGGTAATCTATGTGAACAGTTTTTTTATATTTTGTTTCTTTGCCACAATTAACGCAAACATCGTAATCAGTTTCTTCTTCAGTAGATTGTTCCATATAACTTCCTTATTCATCAACATTGAATAGGTCTTCGCCCCATTCTCTATGTCCTTCACGCCATGCCATATTAGTTTGT